TGGAACAGGCTGACATTCTCCTGTCTCGATTCGCCACACGTATCCCCGGACTACGCAAAGGAGATCGCAGAATCATATGGCATCGACTCGGATATCTACAGGGTACGTGTGTTAGGTGAGTTTGCTGTACAGGGAGAGAGGCAGTTTATCCCTGCTGACATAGTTGAGAGCGCAATGGGCAAGCATTTAAAGGATGATGAGTACAACTTTGCTCCGAAGATCCTTGGTGTTGATGTAGCAATGTTTGGTGGAGACAGATCAGTTATTGTGCTCCGTCAAGGGTTGATGAGCAGGATCTTATTCCAGACGCGCGGCATTGAGCCTGAGCGGTTGGCTAGCATCGCCATCAACCTGCAGGATGAACACAAGGCAGATGCTGTGATCGTTGATGCCATAGGAGTGGGGCAGGCTGTGATCAGTGCAATGCACTTGATGAATAGGCAGCCGATAGCTTTTAACGCTGCAGGAAAGGCTACACTCGGAAACTGTATGAACAGCAGGGCGGAAGCCTGGTATAAGATGCGCGACTGGCTGAAGCAGGGTGGTGCGATAGAGGATAACGCTGATCTCAGAGATGACCTTGTTGCTCCTGAGTACTCCTATAACCTAGGAGGAAAACTCGTACTGGAAAAGAAAGAGGATATGAAGCGCCGTGGGATAGCCTCGCCCGACCTTGCTGATGCACTTGCAATTACGTTTGGCGCTGCAGTGATCAGGCGCGATGCGATTGAGCGGCCGTGGTCGGCTGACCCGGCTGAAGAATGGGATAAATATAACCCTTTAGGGCTTTGATTTGAGGAGGTGCGATAAATGGGTGCAGCAGTAGTACCTATTGCAGGGGCATTGATAGGCGCAGGGGCAACGTATTATGCGTCTCGGCAACAGGCAGAGGCGGCTGAGCAAGCGCAGAGGATGCAAGAGCAGTACCTTGCGCAGCAGGCTAAATATCAGGCAGAGCAGGCGCGGATGCAGGATGAGACAAACAAGCTCAGCCTAGAGTATCAGGCTCAGCAGAAGGCTTTTCAAGAGCAGCAGCTTGCGCTGCAGAAAGAGTTGAGCGCGCAGCAACTGGCAGATGCGGAGGCGGCGCGTAAGCTGCAGGAGCAGACAGCAAGGGACACCTTAAACCTACAGAAGGAGCAGATGGCGAAGCAGTCTGTCGCGGTCCCGACCTACGAAGAGGATCTCTCGATGGACATGGCTAATTTGTCAGAGCTTGAGAAGAAGCGGCGCAAGAGCATGTCTATGAAGAATACCAACCAAACGTTTGGGCTGTTGGATCCTGCGTACACAGGCAGCAAGCAGCTGCTTGGGATGTGAGGTGAGGTAAATGGCTAGACCTTATTTCTGGAAGTACATAGATGCCATAAAATACCCGGGGGTAAGCGGAATATCGGGAGCACAGGCTGCGATGGCAGGGGCTGGAATGTGGAACAACTCGCTATATACACCTCAGTGGAAGGCTCTGTTTGAGCAGGTCAGCTCTGGCAAGGCATACGATAAAAATCTCTATGAGCAGTTGGTAGCACCGCATACATATGATATCTGGGTCACCACCGCTTATGGCAAAAAGCTGCTTGAAGAATGGCATCAGGCTGATCTCGCGGAGCAGAAGCGCAAGCAGGATGAGGAACTGGCACGTCAGAAGGCCGAACAGGAACGTCTCCGAGCAGAGCAGGAAGCAAAGGCGCGTGAGCAGCAGGCTGCGCTTGAACGCCAGAGGCAGGCGGCGGAAAAAGCACGTAAGGAAGCGGAATTCAAATTAGCCCTTGATGCTATGAATCAGAGGGCAAATGTTAAGCGTACAGATGAGGTTGTAGGAGAGATTTCTGAGACACCGGAACAGGCTGCACAGCGCAAAAAGAAGAGGGTCGGCTACGATGCGACTAAGGTTACAGGGATACTGGGCGCTGCTCCGACCGAGTCCAAGAAGCTGTTAGGGATGTGATGAGATATGCGACTTGATGCGAAACGGCATCAGCTAGACAGGCGAGTGTCTGACCTCTTGAGGGAGAGGCAGATATGGGAGACGCGCTGGAAGGATATAAGAGATAACATCCTGCCGACTCATGGATGGTTTGACGGGGACATCAAGGACGGCAAGCGGCGCATGAATACACTTGCCAACGATACACCTACCTGGTCGGTTTCCGTTATGGCTGCCGGTATGCAGAGCGGCCTGACCTCCCCGAATAATCAATGGTTCCGGCTTGCTCCGGAAGATCCTGAGCTTGGGGAGAGCAATAAAGTCCTCGATTATCTCAGTAAATGTGAGGAAATTATGCAGAGCTACATGAGTAAGAGCGGTATCTATGATGCGTTCTACTCTGCATATGAGGAACTTGGGGCGTTTGGGATAGGCGGGTTTCTGCTTCTGGAGGACACGAAGCGCGGATTTCTCCCTGTACCACTGACTATAGGAGAGTACGCAATCGGCGTAGATGCTCAGCGCGCTCCCTGTGAGTTCTACAGGAAGTTGCAGATGACTCCGGCTCAGATGGTGGAGCAGTTCGGCAAAGACAAGGTTTCCCCTGAGACGCTTGCGGATTTTAACAATAATCACAATAATGTGAGGTATGTTCATCACCTCATAGCACGCAACGATGGCAGGATAGATGGCAACAAGGGACTCAAGGGCAAGGCATATCTCTCATGGTACTGGGAGGATGGGGCAGACAGAGGAGAGGAGTTCCTCTCCATAGGAGGCTATGAGGAGTTCCCGGCAATAATAAGCAGATGGACAGTTACAGGCCCTAATGTTTACGGTTTCGGCCTTGGAGAAATGGCGTTGGGGGATGCTGCACAGCTGCAAAAGATAGAGCTGGACAAGCTGACCGCATTACAGCTGTCACTGCGGCCGCCACTTGCTGCTCCTGCAAGTATGCGGGGGCACATATCACTGCTTCCCGCTGCGCAGAACTGGTACGATCCCAGCACAGGGGATCAGGGCATCAAGCCTATACTACAGGTCACCCCTAATCTGCAGGATACAGCGTATGAGATAGCACGTATCGAAGAGAGGATAAAGAGGGCCTTCTACGTCAACATGTTCCTCTCGTTGCTCACAGACCCCAACAGAGAGCAAAGAGACAGGACAGCTACAGAGATAAACGAACTCCACAACGAAAAATTGCTCATGATCGGGCCTGTGCTTCAGAGGCTTGACAGGGAGATGCTGAGACCATGTATCGACAGGGCCTTTGCGATACTAGAAAGGCAGGGACTGCTGCCGGAACCCCCACAGGAAATAATAGGCCGAGAGATCAGAGTTGAGTATCTCTCTCCGCTGATCCTTGCTCAGAGGATGGCTGCAATAGGCGCTGTGGATCGCTACATGGGATTTTTGAGCAACATGTCTGCTGTAGATCCGCAGATATTGGACAACATAGACATGGACAAGACGGCTGTCAGGTATGCAAGTGATCTTGGGGTCCCGGCTGAGTTGATGCGGGAGGAAGAGGCAATAGCGCAGATCAGACAAGGCAGAGCGCAGCAGCAGCAGGAAATGCAGCAGAGAGAACAGGCAATGGCAGAGGCACAGGTTGTGCCTGGAGCAGCCAAGGCCCTCTCTGAAGCAGAACCTACTCCCAACAATTTATTGGGGCAGATAGCAGGGGCAATGGCTGAGGGTGGTGTACAGCAGTGAACGACAAACAACAGCAGAAAACAGAGCAGTGGCTGAATGAGGATAGAATCGCATTGGAAAGGCTTTCCCAGACAGATGACGGGGAGGCCTTTCTCATGCAGTTGCTGGCCTCCACAGGGATATTCGAGACAAACGATGTCACAGATCCAATAACAATGGCTTACGCAGAGGGCAGGAGGAGCGTAGGAATAGAAATACTGGAGCTGCTGGAGCAATCACGGGACAACAGCGCAGGGCGCTTGCTTGCACGCATGTACGGCAGGGCAGGGCATGTAATGCGGATGATGTTTCTCCGTGTTAATAATCACAGGAAAGAATTGGAGGTATTAGGGAATGACGAACAGCGATGACGCTAGTGCAGTTGAGCAGGCAGTAGGGCAGGCAGCGGATAACACGACAGTAGGACAGGCAGCAACAGCAGACGATACTGCTGCAGTACAGCAGTCAAAAGTTGATACAGGAGGGGGTGGAGATGG